CAACAAATCTTTTTACAACTGGAAGCATGATTGCTTTTGTTTGTTATGAAGATGGCACATACCACATTGCTTCAAAAATGGGTGGTGCGGCTGACGCTACTACAGGTGCATTTTTATTTGCATCGTAATGGTTAATTATCTTGGTGGGAAACTTTGAGACTTTTTGATCTTGATACCCACCAAGACCAATAAGGAGATAAAAAATGAAGAGTGATGTAAAAGCAATAAGAGTTACAGGAACTGGTGCAGTGTTCGCAGGAAGAACAAGATTAAGAGGAATGATCTTAGCTTCTGATGGCGGTGGCGCTGGAACTATAATTTTACAAGACAATACTGATAGTACAACTTTATTCCAAGGAGACTGTCCAACAGGAGATGTTTTTGCATTTAACATTCCAGAAGACGGCGTGGTTTTTCCAGGTGGAATGAAAGTTTCTACTATTACAAACATTGCAGCAGCGACGTTTTTAATAGACAAGTAGGAGGTTAGATGGCTAACACTACTTCGGGTACAACAACTTTTGATAAAACATTTGCTATCGACGAGATAATCGAAGAGGCATATGAGAGAATAGGTTTGCAAGGTGTTTCTGGTAATCAGTTAAAACAAGCAAGACGATCTCTTAATATTATGTTTCAAGAGTGGGGTAATAGAGGACTTCACTATTGGGAAGTAGCTAATAATTCTATCACACTAGTTGCAGACCAAGCAGAGTATACGATGTTTAGATCAACAGGTGATGGCACTTCTAGCACCACAGCTGTGTATGGTGTTGACGATGTGTTAGAAGCTGTTTACAGAAATTCTTCAAGTGTTGATTCGCCTCTTACAAAAATTAACAGATCTACATATCAAGCTTTATCAAATAAAACATCAACAGGTACACCTTCACAATATTTTGTGCAAAGATTTATAGACAAAGTTACAATCACTTTGTATTTGACACCAGGTTCGTCAGAAGCTGGTAATACAATTAATTATTATTATGTAAAAAGAATACAAGATGTTGGCGATTATACTAACGCAACAGATGTTCCATATAGATTTGTACCATGTATGGCATCAGGTTTAGCTTATTATTTATCACAAAAATTTGCACCACAGAGAACACAAGAATTAAAATTATTATATGAAGATGAATTACAAAGAGCATTGGCAGAAGATGGTTCTTCTTCAAGTTCATACATAACCCCGAAAACTTATTATCCAAATGTCTAATTTTGCAAAAGGTAAACACGCTAAATTTATATCAGATAGATCTGGTATGGAATTTCCATACAAAGAAATGGTTAAAGAATGGAATGGTTCTAGAGTACACATATCAGAGTTTGAACCAAAACAGCCACAATTAGAACCAAGAGCCCATGGAGCTGATCCTGAAGGTTTACCTATGGCAAAACCTGATAGAACAGAGCCAGCTACAGAGAGATTACTACCAGGAAATCCTTTTAATATTACATCAGGAAGCACTACAATTACAGTCACAGAGCCAAGCCACGGAAGATCTAACTCTGATACTGTTGTTTTTAGAAACGTTGATGGATCACCTGGAGGTGTTGCTTTTACAGCATTTGAAAATTCTTCAGGATTTAGTATAACTGTAACAGGAACAAATAATTATACGTTTACATTAGGATCTACTCCTACTGTAACGGAAAGAGCAGGAGGAATGTTTGTAACGGCAGGGCCGGTAACATTGACACCATAATGGCAGGATTAAGTTATTCAGGATTAGTGACACAAATTAGAAACTACACAGAAGTAGACTCTAATGTTTTAACAGCAGATCAATTAGAAAACATAATTTTAAACGCACAATATAGAATTATGAGAGATGTCCCTATTGATGCGGATAGAAAACAACAATCTGGTAATTTAGTTACAGGACAAGAAACAATAAACGCTCCAGCAGGATGTCTATTTATTAGAGGCATACAAGTTTATGATTCAACCTCAGCCATAACAGGAGCTAATAGATATCTAGAAAAGAAAGATGTTACGTATTTACAAGAATATGTGCCATCAACAGAATCAGCAAAAAGAGGACAACCCAAGTATTATGCTATGTTTGGAGGAGCTACTGGGGATGGAGATACTAACTCAGGCAGAATAATGTTTGCCCCTGTGCCTGACACTACATACAAATTTAGGGTTCATTTTAACAAAATGCCAGCTACATTAGCATCTGATAACACCACTAACTATATCAGCCTGAACTTCCCTAATGGCCTATTATACTGCTGTTTGGCAGAGACATATGCTTTCTTAAAAGGTCCACAAGATATGTTGACACTATATGAAAATAAGTATAAACAGGAAGTAGATAAGTTTGGTGTAGAGCAGATCGGCAGAAGAAGAAGAGATGACTACACAGATGGTGCTGTTAGAATAACAATACCATCGACAAACCCGTAAAAATTAGGAGTTAAATTATGGCAATAACATCAGCAATTTGTACAAGTTTTAAAGTAGAAATTTTAAAAGGCGTGCACGATTTTACAGCATCTTCTGGAAATACTTTCAACTTAGCTCTGTACACAAGTTCAGCTTCTTTGGGAGCGTCAACGACTGCGTATACAACATCAAATGAAGTATCAGGGTCTGGATACACAGCAAAAGGAAACGCTCTTACAAGTGTTACACCAGTTGCTGACAGCACAACTGCAGTTTGTGATTTTGCGGATACAAGTTTTACGTCTGCATCTTTCACTGCAAGAGGTTGTTTAATATTCAACGACTCAGCTACAGGTGATCCAGCAGTTTGTGCAATCGATTTCGGTTCAGATAAAACTGTAACAAGCGGAACGTTCACAATTCAGTTTCCAGCAGCAGACGCAAGTAACGCGATCATCAGAATAGCATAGGAGGTTAGCCTCTTATGTCGGCTCAAAAAACTTTCACGGTAACAGTAGCCTCGGGCACGCTGTATATAACTGGTGGAACCGGCAATGTTTATTATTTAGACGGCACAAGAAATGACCCTCTTGCAACCTGGGTAAGAGGAGGAACTGCTAGGTTTGATCAGTCCGATTCTTCTAACGATGGTCACCCATTATTATTTACAAATAATTTAGATAATGTTTCTGGCGGTAGAATTACAACAGGCATAACTTATTACTTAGATGGAGCCGCAACTTTTTCCGATTGGACAAACGCATCAACTTTTAACGCTGCAACAACACGTTATATAGAATTTACACCAGCCTCATCTTTAGGAATTACAGAAAACGCTCCTTACTTTTATTGTTATTACCACGGCATTGGAATGGGTGGTGCTTTATCTTTACCTGGCACAGTATGGGGCGCAGGTGGTTGGAGTAATGGTTTTTGGAATCAACAACAAAATACTGAAGCTAGTTTAACAGGTCTTAGTTTAACTTCATCTGTTGGTGATGGAACTAACATGGGTGTGCCTCAAACAGGATGGGGTGGAACTAGTTGGAGTAATGGTGAATGGGGTCAAGTCAATGATAATGGTGCAAATTTAACAGGCTTTGGATTAACAGCTTCACTAAACGCAGACGGATTATTATCTTTTCAATCAGCTGGTTGGGGTAGAAATACTTGGAATGATGGACCATACGGAGAAAGTAATGACCCTGTAGTAAGTGTAACCGGATTAAGTATGACATCTTCTGTTGGTGACGGAACTAATATGGGTGTTCCTCAAACAGGATGGGGTGCACAAACATGGAATACAGGAGAGTGGGGCGCAGTAAATGACCAAGGTGCAGAATTAACAGGTCTATCAATGACAGCTTCTATTGGAACTTTAGAAGCTTACAATGAAGTTGGTTGGGGCCGTGACGGTTGGGGTGAAGAAGCATGGGGTAGAGCAAACGATGCCACAGCTGTATTAGAAGGTTTTGAATTACAAACTGGTCAAGGTATTAGCACTTGGGGTGCAAAAGGTTGGGGTAATAATTCTTGGGGTCTATTTGCATTAGACGATGTTGCAAGCGTAATGGGACCAACGGGAGTTTCTTCTACAGGCTCTGTCGGAACTTTAGGATTCCAAATTGATGCCACATTTAGTTTAACAGGAGTTTCTGCAACTTCTTCAATAGGAGCTGTTGAAGCAGCTGACGTTGAAAGACTAACAGGTCAGTCTGCAACTTCTTCTGTAGGATCACCAACGATACAATTTACTTATGCAATAGACGGTCTTTCTGCTACTGTTTCACTGGGCGCTACAGATGAAACTTCAAATCCTATAATTATACCAGATGGATTTGGCTTAACTTCTAGCGTAGGAAATTTAGCTCCTGCTGAAGTAGAAGGCTTGACAGGGCTATCTGCAACGTTTAGTATAGGAACATTATCAGTTGACACAAGTTTAGATTTAGGTTTAACTGGATTATCAGCAACGTCAAATGTAGCTGCTTTTGGAACCGCAGACGGCTTTGGAATTCAGGCATATCAAAGTATTGACACAGGTTCAAATACGAGCTATACAGATGTTGCTTAAGCAAATTAGGAGATAAAATATGGCTTCAACATACACACCTTTAGGAGTAGAACTTCAAGCTACCGGTGAAAACGCGGGAACGTGGGGAACGAAAACTAATACAAACTTACAAATTATCGAACAAATTTCTGGCGGATTTACACAACAATCAATAGCAGGTGGTGCACAGACTACAACGTTATCAGTATCTGATGGATCAACTGGAGCTGTATTATCTCACAGAATGATTGAGTTCACAGGTACAATTACAGGAAACCAAGTTGTTACAATTCCTTTAGATGTACAAACTTTTTACTTTTTAAGAAATTCAACATCAGGTGCATACACAGTACAATTTAAATATGTGTCTGGATCAGGTGATTCTTTCACTTTCTCTGCAACAGATAAAAGCGATGCTATAATTTTTGCAGCAGCAGATGACGGAACAAATCCTAATATTGTAACTATCAACACAGGTATTAAATCAGTTGTTGAAGATACAACACCTCAATTAGGTGGTGACTTAGACACAAATTCAGCAAACATAGCATTTGATGATGCACATGGAATTAATGATGAAAACGGTAATGAGCAAATTATCTTTCAAACAACAGCATCAGCAGTAAACCAAATCGATGTAACAAACGCTGCAACAGGTAATGCACCAAGCATATCTGCAACTGGTGGAGACACTAATGTTGATTTAAGCGTTGCTCCAAAAGGAATAGGTAGAGTTACATTAGGTGCTGGTAAGATTGAACAGTTAGCAGAAAAAGCTACAATAGCAGCAACTGCAGCTACAGGTACAATCAACTATGATGTAATTACACAAGCAGTTTTATACTTCACAAGTGACGCTTCAGCTAACTACACACTTAATATCAGAGGCGATGGTTCAAATACTTTAAACAGTATCATGGACACAGGCGAGTCAATCACAGTGGCTCACTTAGTAACACAAGGAAGTTCAGCTTATTACAACAACGCAGTAACTGTTGACGGATCAAGCGTTACTCCAGAATGGCAAGGTGGATCAGCACCTTCTAGTGGAAATGCTAACTCTGTCGATGTTTATACGTACACAGTTTTCAAAACAGGAGATGCAGCGTTTACAGTTTTTGCAGCTCAAACGCAGTTCGCGTAATAACATAGGAGGAGAAAGAGAATGCCAGTATTAGGAACATTCGCAGCAGCATCAAGAGGAGGCTTCGGAGGACGAGGCGGACTAGGTGCACCCTATGATGTAGAAATGCTTTTTGTTGCCGGCGGCGGTGGCGCGGGCATTGGCGGCGGGGGCGGAGGCGGCCTACGTACATCTACGATTTCACTTTTTAAAGGCGGATTATATACAATAACTGTTGGAGCTGGTGGATCTGGCGCAACAGGAGCTTCACCTGCTACAACTCCAGACGTAGACCCTGTTCAAGGCGGAACTTCAGAAATATCAGGACCAAAAGTAACTACTTTTTCAGCTGCTGGCGGAGGCCAAGGCGGCGGAGGTACAACACAAAACGGAAGACCAGGAGGTGCAGGCGGCGGAGCTTGGAATTCTGGGACAGCGGGAAGTGGAAATGTACCATCGGTATCACCTTCACAAGGAGCTAACGGCGGAGGCCCTGGTGGATATACGGGCGGCCACGGAGGCGGAGGCGGCGGACCATCTGGATCGAATGGTAGTAACGGGTCAAACTATTCAGGAGCCGGTGGAGGCAGCGGAACAGCTTCTCCACTTTCAGGATCAGGCACAACGTACGCGGGTGGTGGAGCAGGCGGCGGAAGAGCTAATCCAGGAACACACAACGCAAGTCCATCCGGTGGATCGGGCGGCGGCGGAGGTGGACGAGATAGTGCACCAGGACAAGCCGGAACCGACGGATTAGGCGGCGGTGGCGGTGGACAAACTGGCCAAAGAAATACACCTTTCGCTGGAGGCGCTGGTGGTAGCGGTATTGTTATTTTAAAAATGGCAACGTCAGATTATTCAGGTTCAACAACAGGAAGCCCAGCAGTATCAACAAGTGGTTCTGATACCATCCTTCAGTACACATCAACAGGGACGTACACAGCATAATCATGGCTAGATATTGGGCAAATATAAACGAAGCTAATTTAGTAGAAAAGGTTGAACTACTTAATGGGTTTGAAGATAAACCTGATTCTGAGTGCATAGATTACTTAAGAGCACTTAATAAAGACACTCAAGCTACTTGGATTGAAGCTTACAAAGTAGATGTTGATAATCCTAGAGGTAATTACCCATCTCGTGGTTTTTCATATTTACCAGATCAAGATGTTTTTATACACGAGAAACCATACCCTTCTTGGACTTTATCTTCTGACAACAGAAGATGGGAACCACCGGTTGCAAAACCAGCTGACCCTGATTGGACAGCAGATGCAGAGCAAACAGCTGAAGAAACAGCTGCTGCTGAAAAACTCTGGTCTTGGGATGAAGACTCTCAATCTTGGGTCTAACCATTGAATATTATTAATTTTTAAAGTATAGTCCTTGTCATAGAAATTATGACAGCAAAAGTAATAGATTTATTTCCTATACCTATTTATCAATCTTTGATGAATATAAAATTTAATCGTGAACAATTAAAATATGTTGCGCTTAAATATAAAGATAAAAATCCATTAGACTTAAAAATATTTAAAGATCTAAAAATATCTTTTGAAGATGCTTGTAAAAATTGTTTAGACAAAACTCTTTCTATAGATCCCATGATTAATATTAAGATAACAAGTTCAAAGTTTGATTATTGTTTAAACGGACTCAGTAATGTTAAGAAATATTATAATAGTTATTTAACAGGAGTTTATTGTTTTCAATCAAACAAAGAGGATACTATTTCTTTTACTAAGGGCGAATACTCTCAAATAAAATTAAAACCTACAGAACATACAAAACACAATTCTTATAGTTGGCAGTTTGATTTAGAACCAGGAGAGCTGCAAATATTTCCATCTTGGTTAACTTATGAATTTAATGAAAGAAAAAAACAAGTAGATGATAGAGTACTTATAGTCTTTAACACTTACATTACAAATATAAGTGATGAAAAATTTATGAAACTAATGGTATCTCTAGACGACAAGAAGGAGCTGATTATAGTATGAAATGGAGAATACAATCATTATTTCCTACCGCTTTATTTGTAGATAAACTAGATTTTAAATTAAATAAAAAACAACTTAAATATACTAAGACTTGTGAAAGAAAACAAAACACATTTAATATATCAAGCTCAAATAGTTATGTTTTAAATTTAGACCTATTTAAAAATTTAAAAGAAAAAATAGAGGAGAAAGTAGCACACTATTTATTAGACATAGACTTTGCACCTCATAATATTAATTTTTTCATAACGCAATCTTGGTTTAATTATACAAAAGAAAATCAAGCACATCATGAACACGAACATCCTAATAGTTATTTATCTGGTGTTTATTATATAGATGCTGATAAAAAATTAGATAGTATTATGTTTATAAACAAAAGATATACAGGACAAATTTCATTACCAGCCACAGAGTATAATGATTATAATTCTAAATCATATAAACTACCTGTATCAACTGGTGATATTATTTTATTTCCCTCTTCAACAACACACAAAGTAAATACTAAAAAAGGAAAAAACGAAAGACTAAGCCTAGCTTTTAATGTTTTTATTAAAGGCGATCTAGGTGATGAAGGTGAATTATGGAAATTAAAAATTTAAAGTTCGAGACAAATATATACACCACAACTATTAAACTAAATAAAAAATTTTTATCTTTGTTTGAAGATATGTTTTTACAAGAACGAGAAGACAACAAAAATAATTATTACAAAAAAGAATTTTCAGACAAAATTAAGGAACAAGACATCTGTGACTATATAAGTCCTGCAATTACTAAAATAGTAAAAGGTAAGTTTAGATTAGATTCTTGGTGGGTTCAAAGATATGGACCGGGTGATTTCCATAAAATACATACACATGGAGCAGCTCCTAATTTAAAATCTTTTGTTCTTTATTTAAATTGTAGCAAAGACTCTTCTAAGATTGTATTTTATCAACCAGGGTATCCTTTGTTAGAAGAACAGAAGCCCCATTATGTAACACCACACAAAGGCTTGCTAATTGTTTTTCCTTCGTATATACCTCATCAAGTTTTAAGAAATAACGATAACGAAAGATTAATACTGTCAGGAAATATTTATCATGAGTAAAAAATTTTTTTACGTGTCTTCGGTACCTAAATCAGGTCAGACTATACTAGCTTCTTTATTGCATCAGAATGAAGATATATGTTTTGCACCTAGATCTGTGCCTTTGCAAATGATTTATGAACTAGCACAGATAAAAACTTATAGTCCTGTTTATCTAAACTTCCCTGCCTCAAAGGCTTTTGATTATGCGGTGTTTAAAATGTTTAATAACTATTACGATGAGTTTACAGACGCTAAATATGTTTTAGATAGAGGCCCTTGGGGTGAACCTTATAACAGAAACTTACTATCTTTCTTTGAAGATAAACCTAAATTTATAATTGTATACAGGCCAATTTTACAAAGTTTAGCTGCTCTAATGAAAGTAGAAAAACCAAACTTACCTTATTCTGTTTATCATAGATGCCGAGATCTTATGAACCCAGGTGGCGATGTACATTGTTCTTTGAAATCTATAAAAGAAATTATTAAGAATAAAGAAGACCACATAGTAATTCATTACAAAGATATAGTTACTAATCCTGTTGCTACAGTTAAAAAAATATATGATTACCTTGGTTTAGAATTTAAAGGGGTTAGAACAACTAACTTATATCAGTACGAAGTTAAAGGTGTAAGATACTACGACAAACTATTAGACAATGTCCCTCATCAAAATTTACACACGCTTAGACCTGAAAAAATAGATCCTAGTGTAGAGATCGATATTGAAAAGTATCTACCTAAAGATATTATAGATATGTTTAAAAATAGTGATGTGTTATAAGTATGCACATAAATATTATAGATAATTATTTTAATAGAGAAGAATGTAATCAGCTTATAGAATTATATAATAAATTTAAATATTTAGCAGAGCCTTTTTATAATGTGATACCTTTAAAAGTAAAAGATTTATTACCTAAAAAATTTATTACTAAAATAAATAAAACAACTAATACAATAAATAAATCTAAAATAGATTGGATTGAAGTTGTTAAATGGCCTTTGGGGTCATACAAAGAATTACACTATGATTGCCAGAAAGACACAACTAAATTAAGTTCTGTTACTTTCCTAAATGATGACTACGAAGGTGGAGAGTTATACTTTAGAGATGAAACCATAATTAAACCTAGAGTGGGCAGAGCAGTTTTCTTTGATGGTAATTTTTATGAACATGGCGTTAATAAAGTAAGTAAGAAAATAAGATGGCAACTAACAGGGTTTTATGAATAGTATTACAATAGTAGGTGGAGGAACAGCGGGTCTTATAACTGCGTTAATTTTAAAAAAAAGATTAAACGTAAAGATCCAGGCTATAGTTCCTAGTAACATAGGTATCATCGGAGTTGGTGAAGGATCTACAGAACACTTTGATGACTTTAGACAACACATGGGTTTAAATGTTAAAGACGTGTTACGAGAAACGAGAGGCACGTTAAAGTCAGGTATTATGTTTGAACGTTGGAATGATAAACACTATTGGTATCTGCATCACATACACAGCATGTGGAATATAAAACTAGGACTTAGTGCTAGAAATTATGAATACCTAATGATGAATAATAAAGGTGCTAGTTGTTTTGCACCGATGACTCTTTTCAACAATGAGGTAGGACTAGAACCGATAGATAGACTTGTTCAATATCATTTCAATACATTTAAATTAAATGAATACTTAACTAAACTTTGTAAAGAAAATGAAATTAAAATTATTGATGATGAGATTGTAAAAGTAACTTTAGATGATAAAGGAATTAAAGAATTAAAAGGTAAAAAGAAAATATATAAAAGTTCTTTTTATATTGACTGCACCGGATTTAAAAAATTATTAATTAGTAAGTTAGGAGCTAAGTGGCAATCTTACTCTAATTATTTAAAAACAAATTCTGCAATAGCTTTTCCTACAGGTGATCAAGAAGAATATAATATTTGGACATTAGCTAGAGCCATGAAGTATGGTTGGATGTGGCAGATACCAACTTATGGTAGAACAGGTAATGGTTATGTATATAGTAATCTATACACAAACAAAGAAGGAGCAAAAAGAGAAGTAGAAAAACTATTAGGTAAAGAAATAGAAATAGCAAAACATATTGAATATGATCCTGGTGCTTTAGATAAACCATGGATAAAAAATTGTGTTGCTGTTGGTTTGTGTGCAAACTTTGTAGAACCATTAGAGGCAACGTCCATAGGAACTACGATACAACAAGCTTTTCTTTTGATGCAATATTTAGAAAACTATAATCAACAATCTATAGATATTTATAATAAACAAGTTTCTACTGTAATGAAAAACATAAGAGATTTTATACAGCTTCATTATATTAATAATAAAAAAACTACAAATTTTTGGAAAGATGTTAACAAGCATGTTGAACCATCAGACACACTCAAACAATATATGCATATATGGAAGTCAGGTAGATTATTAAAATCTACAGACATGGAGGCTATCGGTCACTATAACTTATTCACATTATTCAAAGAGGATAACTTTAATCTAATAGCTTATTTTAATGGTCTAATAGATACAAAGTTATTAAGAAATTCTTATAATATAGTAGACAAAAAATTAAAAAGATATTGGTTGGAAAATCGTATAGAAGGTGATATGTTATGGTGTAATACAGACAGAACAAGAAAGATGTCACACAAAAAATATATACAGGGGATACATGATAGAAATTAAAAAAAACTTTTTAAGTTCAAAAGAACACAAAGAATTACTTAAGATAATATCTGGTAATATGTTTCCATACTATGCAATGCCTTATCAAACTAAGTATGTGAAAACTAAAAATAAACAAGAACATTTACTACAACACATTTTAATGACTGGAGAAAGAATAAACAGTGATTGGTTTAGGAAAATAGTAATACCTTTTGCTTTAAAGTTACCAATAGAAAAGATGATATATGCACGTTTAAATTTAACTGTTAATCAAAATAAACCATACGCTTGTGCTTGGCATACAGATTTTAAAATGACACCTGAAGAAAAAGAAAAAGCAACTACAGCAGTTTATTATTTTAATACTTGTAACGGGGCAACAGAAATAAAAGGACATAAAAAAATTAAATCATTAAAGAATCAAATGATTATATTTCCAAGCAGATTATCACACAGAGCAATACAACAAACAGATACTGTTTTTAGATGGGTTCTAAACTTTGGGTATATAGCTAAATGAAAGAAATAAAAAAAGTAATTATTGTTGGTGGTGGTTCTTCAGCTATGTTAGCTGCTGCATATATTTCTAATAATACTAATTATAAAATAACTATGGTTGATAAACCAGGTGGTTCACCTATTGGTGTAGGTGAAGCTACCTTAATTAATTTTAAACCTTACATGGATGCTTGTGGTTTTGATTTTAAAGAATGGTTTGATGCTTGTGACGCCACGTATAAGACAGGTATTTTATTTCCTGGTTGGACATCTAAAAAACATGTGTGGCATCCTTTTTTAATGCACCCTTATGAAGACACACCAATAGAGAACTTTGATAAAAATAATAAAAATGGTTTTCATGTAGATTGTTTGAAGCTAGCAGAATTTATAAAAGAAAAACTAAAAAGCAGAATTACCTTAATAGAAGATACTGTAACAGGTCAAAGTGAAAGTTACATTGATTGTGAAAAGAATGGTCAGATTGTAGGTGATGTAATTATTGACTGCACAGGATTTAAAGGAGAGCTTCAGTATACACGTGATGCAGATCTTTCTAATAGATTAATTTGTGATACGGCTATCGCTGGACATGTTGAATATGAAAGCGAAGAAGAAAAAAGAAAGTATGTAATATGTGAGGCTGTATCTTGTGGTTGGATATGGAAGATACCTGTAAGACATAGAATAGGAACAGGCATAGTGTTCAATAAAAAAATAACATCACCTGAAGAAGCTGCAATGATATTTACGAATCATTGGAAAGATAGAGTCAAAATAAGAAAAGTAATTAATTGGACTCCATACTATAGACCAAAGTTTTGGAAGAACAGTGTGATTAGGATAGGTTTGTCTGCTGGCTTTATAGAGCCATTAGAAAGCACGGGTTTAGCGTTAGCTATGGAAGGTGCTTATCAGTTTGTTAGATTAACAGAGTCAGGATATATGAAACAATCAACTAGACTTTTATATAATTCAATAATGACTTCTTTCTTTGAAGAGTCTATAGATTTTGTTGCAATGCATTATTTAGTAAGCGCAAGAAAAGAGAAGTTTTGGCAACAAGCTAGAAAAATAAAAAGACCAATTCAAATGGATTATTACAACAAAAAATTAAAAGATCCTTTGAATTATAAGAGTAGTGAGTATAATTTTTTTGGAGGTAATAATTGGGTAACATGGTTAAGACAAACATAATGGACTATGTTTTTGTTACTAATGATATTAGTAACGAAGACTGTAAATTCATACTAAATGACCTTAAAACTAAGGAGACAATAAAACACCATTGGTATGATAATATAACTAAGAAAAGATACTCAAACGCAACCGCTGAACCAGACGTTTATTTTGCTAATCAAATACATACACAGCTTTTACTTCCTATCGTTAGTGAAGCCATTGAAAAATACGAACAAAAAAATGTGCCTAAATTTGCTAGGAAAATGATTGGTAGAATTTCTAACATTAGATTTAATTTTTACAACAAGGATTCAACTATGAGAGAACACATAGATAATATTCAAAGTATTTTTGATGGCGTAGAAAAAGGTATACCGATGTTATCGATTGTGGGTATGTTGAATGATGACTATGAGGGCGGTGAATTTTTGATGCATGATAAATTAATACCCTTAAAAGCAGGAGATATACTAATTTTTCCCTCTTCCTTTTTATACCCACATACTGTAAAACATGTGAAAAAGGGTGTTAGACACTCGTTTGTCTGCTGGGCATATTAAACTTTAATTTTCAAATAAACCCAGTATAATGGAGGATTATGGCATTACAAAAAGTACAGTTCTTACCTGGATTTAATAAACAGATCACTGAGACTCAAGCTGAAGGTCAATGGGTAGATGGCGACAATGTAAGATTTAGATATGGCACACCAGAGAAAATAGGTGGTTGGCAACAATTAGGCAATAATAAGATAACAGGTGCAGCCAGAGCTATGCACCACATCGTAAATAAAGCTGGTCAAAAGTTTTCCATTATAGGTACAAACAGAATTTTATACGCATACTCAGGAGGTATCTTTTACGACATACATCCTATTAGAGCTACAACCTCACTTACCAACGCTTTTACCACAACTAATGGATCAGCCATAGTTACAATAACATTTAGCAGTGGTCATGGTCTAGCTCCTGGAGACGTAATATTGCTAGATAGTTTTAGCACTATCACAGGATCTAATTTTGGTGCGTCTGATTTTGACGACAAAACATTTATGGTGACATCTGCGCCAACAAACTTAACAATAACAATTACAATGCCATCAAATGAAACTGGATCAGGTGCTACAACATCTGGTGGCATAAGAGTTCAATCTTACTATTCAGTTGGACCTGCAGAACAGTTACCTGGATTTGGCTGGGGTCTAGCTTCTTTTGGTGGTACAGTGGCTAACGCACTTACAACGACTTTGAACGGAGCTATTGATGCATCCACAACAACGATTGTTTTAACAAGCGCTGTCAACTTTCCAACAACGGGTACAAATCACATACAGATAGGATCAGAAGAAATATCTTACACTGGAATCTCAAGCAATACGTTAACAGGCGTGACACGAGGAGCGAGAGGCACAACAGCTGCTTCACACTCTGACGGTGCAACAATTACAAACAGTTCTGATTTCGTAGCATGGGGCGAAGCTGCATCTGGTGACTTAGTAATTGATCCAGGTCTTTGGTCTATTGATAACTTTGGTGATAAAATTATTGCGTTGATACATAATGGACAAGTTTTTGAGTGGGACTCAAACGCAGCAAACGCCACAACAACACGAGCAACAATTATTGCTGGTGCTCCAACTGCATCAAGAGATATGATTGTATCTACACCTGATAGACACTTAGTATTTTTTGGAACTGAAACCACAATAGGAACACCAAGCACTCAAGATCAAATGTTTATTAGATTCTCTAATCAAGAGGATATTAACACTTACACACCAACAGCCACCAATACTGCTGGTACACAAAGACTCGCAGATGGATCTAGAATTATGGGAGCGGTTAGAGGTCGTGATGCCATTTACATTTGGACTGACACTGCCTTATTTACTATGCGTTTCATTGGTCCACCATTTACATTTGGTTTTGCACAGGTGGGTACTAACTGTGGACTAATAGGCCAGAACGCTGCAGTAGAAGTAGATGGTGCTGCGTATTGGTTTTCAGAGAATGGTTTCTTTAAATATGCCGGTGCCTTACAATCACTACCATGTTTAGTAGAAGATTTTGTTTACAACGATTTAAATACAACAGCTAACCAACTTATCAACGCTGGGATTAATAACTTGTTTGGTGAGATTAATTGGTTCTATTGTTCTTCTGGTGCAACAGTCATTGATAGATGTGTAACTTATAATTACATTGAATCTACACCTCAAAGACCTGTTTGGACTACGAGCACATTAGACAGAACAACCTGGCAAGACTCTGCCGTATTTGGTAAACCACATGCTACAGATTATGATGCTGACTCTAACAACTCTTATGATGTTGTTGGCAATACAGATGGCTGCACAATCTATTACGAGCATGAGACTGGCACAGATCAAGTAACA